ACTTTGGACTTTTAGGCATACCAGTTACGTTACTCATCTTTCTTCACTACTCTCGTTCGTTTATGGATCACCAACACGACTTCACCGTCACGCTTGACGAGCTGGCCCTTTGCCTGACCGAGCAGAACACAGTCCAGGTTCTGCTTGTCAACCTTGATAACCGTACCGGACGAAATGCCACACAGGGCAGAGAGCTGTATGTCCTGGGGTAAGTCCACCTGTTCACGGACACAGGCTTCAATAGCATCTTCGATATTACCAAGAGCTTTGAGATTTTCTGTAATCTTGCCCCTGGTAGCACGCAAATCATCCATCGCCATTGCAACAATATCAATTGTACCCGGTTTTGGTTCGGACTCTATCGGCACTGAACCCGCTTTTGATATTTCTTCACCCTTCGGTGCTTTTACGTCCTTCTCCTTCTTCGGCTTAGTTGTTTTGGCTTCTTTGGACATTTGAAGTTTGCTCCTTTCCTTCAACTGGAATATTCAATTGAGCTGTTTGCATCATCAATTCGTACAACGGCTGTAATTCAGGTATATTCGCTAATGCTGCCTGAACCACCATCGGATCAACTTCTTGCAGCATTTGACTCATCATAACGAACTGACGAAACAGAATTATACCCTGATGTCGAAGTAAAACCTTTTTGATATTGCTAATACTAAGTACTCGAAGCATATCCTCAAGCAATGGGTTAGGGATCGGATTTTCAAGAATCTTGTACGCAGCAGCATAATCCTGTTTCTTCGCTTCCTTATCGAACGGCAAAGTAGAACCCGGTTCAATATTCACATCGAACCGAACATCGAGCATATCTTGTGACAGAAAGGCCATTGACTTCTCTCTGTCATTACCAATCAGACGGACCATACGTTCCGGTCGATAATTCGCCTGGAGAATCTCCGCAATCAGTGTCATTGTGTTGTCAATAAACACATCGAGAAAGATTGCTTGAAACGCTGTGTAGTCCTGTGAATTAACGTCAAGTCTTATTGCCTCCCTTGCCGTTTTACTTCCTGAACCTGACTGTTGCATCCCCCCTCCACCACCAGTTGCTCCGCGAGCCACATCCTGCATGAACATATTGTCGTCAATGTCCTGCTTCAATATTTGAGCAAGGAGCATTGTGGCCGGATCAAGATTTGCATACTCCATATTTTGGAGCTTATCAATCTTGCCTTTAGCCATGACGATATACTTACCAAGTCCTCTCGGTTCCACCTGGCGAACCTTACCACTACGATCCAAAGCCAATGAATCAGCTTCAAGTTTTCGTTCCGGATCAGCAGTCATCATTGTCCTGCGAACCAATGCAGATACAGTGAGATTAAGAATATCGTTATTATTCCGGGCCATTTCAACTGCGTTACCACCTTGCCACATGTGCGGAAGAATGTGGTATGGCATAACCTCGAACGGCCAACGGCTCTTAGTGTACTTCTGTTCCTTCTTCTTCGGATTAAGTATCACCTTACCAATCCTCAAAACGAATCGACCTTTCGGGAATAACGATTCCTTGTACTCCCGAACAACCTCTTTCGGCCAATCAGTGAACTCCTCCCCTGGCTTTTCAACGCTCATGTGCTTCTGCGTAAGTTCATCAAAAGTGATCACACCTTGTTTTTCCAACACTTCTGGTTTTATAAAATCCTCGATCTTAACATTCTTCTTCTCATGATCGACCCAATAAATCTCCTCAATATCAACGTACTTCTGCTTACTATCAGAAGCCTGAACACCACCTTGGCCGCCGCCACGATGAATAATCAAATCGACCAGTTTACTGAAAACGTGTTTCGGAGTATCAAGTGTAGAAGCCTTTTGGTTCTCGTAAATAAGTCTCTCGCCAGCCGTGTACTTCGGATCAGCCGAAGTGTACCCCTCCTTCCCAATAGCATCTTTATGTTTCGGCCAGCGATTGACGGCCCACTCTACTTTCACTCGCCTTTTAGACCCACAGTTCTGACACTCCTTCTTCCTCAAAGACTCAGCAGAAGGATCCGTCCAGAAATTGCCAGGATGAATAAATGTGTGCTGGACGTTACCCTCCCACTCCATTGTTTCTTCATCAAACCTAACTTGTGGATCCCAAAACGTCTTACCAACCATATACCCGAAAATGGCAGCATCGAGCAGGCCCATAATAAGCTCAACTCGCATTGCCAGCTCGTAAGGTGACTCCCAAACGTATTGAAGGATCCCCGCCCATTGCTCCACGAACTCGGGAACACCTTCCTTCTCATCGTTCCAGGCAAAAGTGAGTACTTTTGGATGGTTCTTTGCCAATTTAGCGATATTCTGGAACATGAGAGGGTAGATACGATTAACGACAATATAATTCCAATCGTCCGGCATATCCATCTTGTGCAAGTCACCGAGCTGCTGGCCCCAGGCATACTTCAAAGCAATAAGCCACATTTCCTTCCAGCTATTCGTAACCCTCATGCCTGCGTCACGAATATCATCGAGAAAAGCGTTCAACTCCCAATGCGGATCGGAAGTATCTGCCGGCTTGTCCGGCTCTGGTATTGGTGTCATTCCACCGATCATTATGCTCCTAACAGAGAAACACCAGTGATGATTGCTCCCATCGTAGCACAAGCATTACCGTCACCGCCATCAATGTCAATTTCCATGAACATTTCGGTAATGCCTTGCAATGGAAAAATGATCGCACAAATCTCGTCATTCGCACCAGTGTTCTGGATTACATCATGCTCATCCATTGTACCGGTAGTGACTGTCGCCGTATCGCACCACTTATGATTCGTCAGAGCATCGCCAGTGACAGGATCCTTTGCACAAATCCTTGCCCCAAGTGTCACTTCACCGGCAAGGAGCAGCTCGATCGGACCGTTCTGTTGCCGTCTACCATAAATCCGGTAAAGACAATCCTCGTCCGCAGCGTCAGACCCATACCACATTATCTTCACGCTGTTGGCAAACGGAAACAATTGGTTGAGATTGATGGTGTTAGTGGAAGGCCAATCATCCGGGGCATAGAACGCAGTGATCGCCGCAGCCTCTGCGGTGGCAGCAAGCCTCAGCGTTTCCCACTTATACTTACAGTCGTGTATGAACATAGTCGTTACTCCTCATCTTCTTCGTCTTCAGTTTGAGGTTTATTCTTCTTCTCCTGCTCGTCAAGCAGTGCAAACTCCGGTGGTTCCTCGTAGTCCGGTGACTTCCCGAAATACTCTTTGTTGCCAGTAAGCATTGCGTCCCTGGTCCCCCAACCCTTCTGGAATGCGTACCAATACACCAGCACCATCATCACAGCGATGATAGTGACAGTGACAGCACCGAGTAAGTAGTAGAGTAAGATCATACTCCACTTTCTCCAGCAACGGCCCCAGCCTGTTCAGTTTTGTCGTAGACCGATGTGCCACCGTCAATCGCCTGGATCACCTTGCCCAAACGCATACGAGCATCTTCCAAGTGACGGTACGCTAACTTCATGTTAGCCCGAGCTTCGCCTATAGAAGCCGGATCAGCCTCAATCACTTGGTCGAACATGGCCGCCGTCCGTTTCTTAACATCTTCGATGTAAAGCCGAATCTGGTGACATTCTTTTTTTGCTTCTTCGCTCATAACTCACTTCCCTTCTTTCAATAATTACGCAAGCTTCTTACAATTAAATCCTTCCTGCATTTTTTACAGAGAGGAACTTCTGTGGGAAATCGTATTTTTACCCTATGTAAATTTGATGTATCACCATCAAATGCACGAACTCCTATTTCAAAAGGAATCGTCATCATTCTCAAATAAGTCCCCACTTCCATATCCCTGTCGTCATCTTTGCCATCATAAACAGGCACGTCTTCGCTTTCACAAATTGAACATTTCATAATTCACTTCCCTTCTTCAATAATTATCCAAAATCCTTTTCCATTTGTGCCGGTTCATACATTAAACCAGCGTCAAAGCCCCGACCACCAGAATCGATCTCATCTTCTTCTTCTGCAACTTCACCCCCATAAACAATATTGCTTTCACCACTTTTCTTCTTCTTCCCCAACCAATCATAATTGTCATGGCCCTCTGGACAGCGATTGTAGAGCTGTATCAACCCTGCCAGCATAAGCACACAATCATCATGCCTGCCAACGTCTGCAACTTCCTTACCGTCACTATTCCTCACAAATGTTCGAAGCTCTCGAATGATCCGTCTGTCATATATTTTCAGACCAGCCTCATTTACAACCTCAATCAAATCAGCGATCATCGGCTTGCGAGTCTTCGTAGTTGTCATCCAGCCCATCAATGCAGATTCTTCACTGACAATCTCCTCCTCTTTCTTCTCTCGCATATAAACGTATGAATACGAATCTCGTTTGAATGTGTCTAAGATTGATTGGCCGATCCCCATATTCATTTCCGGTGTGGCCCATGCGTAGTTATAATACTTCGCAGCCATGAGCATCTGATCACCAAAAACAATCGTTGTCGGTCGACCATAATAAACAATCGGAATGTCATAATCCTGCCTATCAAGAAAGCCGGCAACAGACCTGTCTGATGTACTTTTAGGATTGCCCGGATCAGACAGTTTGCCGGCAGCGACATCGCCAAACTCAACGTAATGATGGTTCTTAATTGGCCACTTCCAAACAGCCCAACAATGTTCTCGCCTCAAAACTTCTCGCCACTTGATCTTACCGCTACCACTCTCATAAAACTCAATATATGCTTTTGGTGGTCGGCAAAACTTTTCAAGAGCATCAACAGCAGTTGGCAAAAAGACCAATCGGCCTGTGCCTTGAAATGCTTCCCGAGCTGTAGCCGGATATTCCTGCATAAACCGTGACAGATCGTTCTTAAAGTCATTTCTAATTTTATGTCTACGCCAGTACAACTGCTCCGGAGTACAACCAAATTTAACGACAAGCTCTCGTTCATCGCCATAAATCTCATGGCCAGTTTCAACTTCGAATCGAATATCACTTGGTATCGGCATCTGATAATCAGGGAAGATCCACCAGGGCAGGAACACAGGGAGATAATTATTATAATCTTTGCTATTCGACTTGAGCCGGTCCACTGCCTGCCAAAACCGATCATGAAACTCGCCGGTTGTACCATAAGCCGTTGACTCAAGCACAACCGAAGTGTCCGGCAGCTCCGGAACTTCCTGGAACAGAGCATCCAGCTTCTCTCCAGCTCTCGGCCATATTGAAACCTCTGTTGCATGAACCTTGTGTGTGGTACCACCACGACCAAGAACATCCTTGCCGGCAGTTTGACACAAGATACTGGATGAATGAGGATGGGGGTATGATATCTCCTGGCGATTGGAATGTTCTGGAACTCGCTTCTTCTCAATCGGCATTTCGTCCTGGAACCGCTTGATCATCTTGAACACTTTGGCTGTCGAATCCCTATCAGCAGAAATGAGACAATTAGCTCTATTCTTCCGGCGATTAATATCTTCGAATTCATCGGCTGCTTCACCGGTGGAAACACCTTCCTGTCGAGCCTTACAGATAATGAGTCGAACAGGGAGATCCCTGTCCCTCTGCAATTTCTTAGTACCATGAACCTTGAGTTGTGCAATGTTGTGATGGAGTGGAACAACTTCAGCAGCTTTATTGACAATACGAAGATTCGTCTCCTGCCAACCAAGCGTAGTTAATGACCAATTATGTTTCGCAGATTGCGTCACCGGCAGCCTCCACTTCATCAAGTCGCCTCTTATATTCTTCCAGTGATAATTCCTCATCATCAACGTGAATAATTTGTGTGGCTTTACCTTCAAATAACTGCACACGATTAGCAAGGTCTTTGGCCATCTTACAAAGCTCTTTGATAACTTCCGGTTTGCAAACATCGACTATCTTTCCCTCAGTCAACGCTTCCAGTATTCTCAAATTGTGGGCATCGACAAGACTCAATGAACGCTGAATTCGCAAACCCAAAAAAGCCTCTCTCAACTTCTTCGTCTTCTCATGCTCCTGGGGGATCTCTCTCATGATCTGAAGAACCTTAATCTCCGACATCTTGGACTCGGAAGCGATAACTGAAACAGGATCGCCCATCGCGTAACGACAATAGATCCATGCCCTGGTATTTTCCTTACCACCGAACAGCAACCTGTTTTCAGTTTCATCTGCCATAGATACCATTATAATCCCATATCGGCAAATCTTGACGGTATCTGGATGGTATCGAAAGGAGGGTTCGGAAAGGTTCGGAAAGGTTCGGATATATTCCAGTTATTTTATGAAAAATCCACTTTTTTTACTTGACTACCCCCTCTCTCCGTATTCCTAAACCGAAGGCCGCAGGTTCGAATCCTGCCGGGCGTAGTTGGTAAATGTGGACAATTTCAGTCATTTTTGGATAATTTCAGTCATTTTTGGACATTGTATGATTTTATGCTTGACAACAACAAAACCACTTGGTATCGTTCAGGTATCGGTATGCAACGAAATTAACGCAAAAATTCAAAGAAGAAAGGTATTGTCATGAAAAGAAAAATAGAGGCAGCTATTCTCATAATTGTAAGTACGGCTTGTGGCATAATTTTAGGTTTGAGTCTATCCAATAGAAATATTATCAAAAGAAGATTTCCACTCCACGGCAATGTATATTACGAAATTGAAGAACCCAATATACTACGCCACGTTCAAGGTGACAAAGTAACTATTTACAAGGAAGTTGAAGACGCTAACGCTTATAAAAAACTCGAAGACACAAAATACAATTCGGAAATTCAATAACCATGCCCAAGAAAATCCGAGTCTGGTATCGCCGTGAACGGAAGCGATGGTACGGTGAATACTGGCTAAACTACAAGCGTTTCGCCAAAGCGTTCAAAAGGAAAGCGGAGTCATATCTCGCAGCACAAGGAGAATCGGCAGCCGTCCTGCAGAAGCACACTGGACACAAGTCATTCAAAACAACGGCAGGGTATATCGGTGTGAGTACGGATACGCAGGAACGTGTAACGAT